CGAAGAGGTGCGCCAGACCATCGAGCTGGAGTGCGAGGCCTTTCCGGTCGATGCGGCGGCCAGCAAAGCGCGGCGCGAGCGGGCCGTGGTGGATTACCAGTTCTTCTGCCAGACCTACTTTCCGCACTATGTGCCGACACCGTATTTTTCGCTGTTTCAAAAGTTCATTTTTGAGCGTTTTCCACAAATCATCGACGGGCCGACAGATGGGCGCGAAGTGCATCAAGCGCCACGCGGCGAGGCCAAGTCAACTTATGAAACCCAGTTGGGCAGCCTGTGGTGCATCTGCCGGGCCGATTACCTGGCCGAGCTGGTGCCGACGGCGTCGAAGAAGGCGCGCAAGCACCTGATCGGCATCATCATGAACACGCTGGAGCAGGCGGCGGAAATGCTGGAAGCGATCAAGGCCGAGCTGGACAGCAATCCGCGTCTGGCCGCTGACTTTCCGAAGGCGGTCGGGCAGGGCCGACTCTGGCAGGCCACGACCATCATCACGGCCAACAATCTCAAGATTCGCATTGGCGGCACCGGCAAAAAGCTGCGCGGTATGAAGCACGGCCCGCACCGGCCGGGCCTGATCTTTCTGGACGACTTGGAGAACGACGACAACGTGCGCGACAAGGATCAGCGCGACAAGGTCGAGGCGTTTGTCACCAAGGCCATCGTCGGCTTGGCTGGCCCGTCGGGCGGCATGGACATCTTCTGGCCGGGTACTTCGCTGCATTACGATGCGGCGATCAACCGCGTTTCACGCAAGCCTGGCTGGCGCCGCAAGGTGTTCAAGTCGATCATGCGCTGGCCGGATCGCACCGACCTGTGGGAGCAGTGGGAGGGCATGTACACCTCGGCAGCAGCCAGCGATGAGGACGGCGCCCAGGAGCAGGCCGAAGCGGATGCGCTGGCCTTCTACCTGGCAAACAAGGCGGCGATGGATGCCGGGGCGGTGGTGTCGTGGCCGGATGTGCGCCCGCTGTACCGCCTGTACTGCATGTACGCGAGCGACCACGACGCGTTCAACCAGGAGCAGCAGAACGAGGCGGGCAACGATGACACGGCACCGTTCAAGAACATCCATTTTTGGGTGGATCGGCGCGCCGACTGGCTGTTTTTTGGGGCCATCGACCCGTCGCTGGGCAAGCAGAACAAGAAGCGCGACCCTTCGGCCATCCTGGTGGGCGGACTGAACCGCGAAACGATGGTGCTCGATGTCGTCGAGGCCGACATTGCCCGGCGCGTGCCAGACCTCATCATCAGCCGCGCCATCGATATGCAGGTCGAATATCGGTGCTTGGCCTGGGGCGTGGAAACGGTGCAGTTCCAAGAATTCATGTACACGGAGTTGCTGAAGCGGGCGGCTCTGGCGGGCATTGCCTTTCCGGGCATTCCAATGCCGGAAAACGTGGACAAGGAACTGCGCATCATCAGCCTACAGCCGCATTTTGCCAACGGCAAGATCAGGCTGCACCGCTCGCAGACGGTGATGATTGAGCAGCAAAAGTTCTGGCCGGAAGCGGATCACGACGACGGCCCGGACGCGCTGGAAAAACTTTTCAAAATAGCCACGCAGTTTGCGGGCGATTGGCAATACACCTCGGCGGCCAGCTCGCGGCGCGATGCGCGCAGCACGCGCCGCCTGGGCAGCAACACAGACGATTGGGAAGACGATGATTAAAGAAATCAAGGCCGCACTGGCGAAAGTGGCGCGCGCTGGCGTGGCCGTCATGCAGGCCGGTGCCCGGTCAACGCAGGGCAACACGCTCAATTACGCATCGGTCAACACGCTGGACCCGGCGCGACTGGCCAGCGCGTTTGCCGCCGCCGATCAGGGTTTCATTACCGATCAGGCGACGCTGTACGAGCTGGTGGAGGAGCAAGACCCGCACATTTTTTCAGAGCTGGCGAAGCGGCGGCGCTCGGTGACGGGCCTGGGCTGGCAGGTGGAACCGCCCAAGGATGCGAGCCAGTCGGAGCTGGATCGCACACTGGAGCTTGACGATATGCTGCGCAAAATTCCACGTTTTGAGGACGCGCAATACGACGTGACCGATGCCGTCGGCAAGGGCTTTGCCGCACTGGAAATCGATTGGAAGACGGGTAGCACCTGGCTTCCGCAGGCGCTGAACTGGGTGCCCCAGCGCATGTTTCAGATCGAGCGCGAAACGGGGGCGATGCAGTTTTTGAAAATGGGCTTGCCGCAGGCGCTGCGGCCTTGGGGTTGGGTGGTGCATGAGCACCGGGCCAAATCGGGCTACATCGAGCAGGCGGCGCTGTTTCGCGTGCTGGCCTGGACGTATGCCTACAAGGCCTACAACATCCGCGACATGCAGCGGTTTTTGGAGATGTACGGCTTGCCGCTGCGCCTGGGCAAGTACCCGGCGGGCATCGATGCCAAGCAGCGCGACCAGTTGCTCAAGGCGGTGCGCAATATCGGCAACGATGGCGCGGGCGTGGTGCCCGCCAACATGAGCATCGAGTTCATTCAGGCGATGAAGAGAGGCTCGGTCGATGATTTTCTGAATGCGACGACCTATTGGGAGCGCAAGCAGTCGATGGCCATTCTGGGCGGCACGCTGACCAGCCAGGCCGACGGCAAGACCAGCACCCACGCGCTGGGGGCGATTCACGACAAGGTGCGCCGGGAAATCATGCTGCACGATGTCGGCCAGATCGCGCCGACGATGAATGCCCAGATCCTGCGCCCGGTGGCGCTGATCAATGGCATGTTCCCGGAGAACCGCCTGCCGAAATTCACCTATCGCACCGAAGAATCGGTGGATCAGTCGCGCATGGCCGATGTGCTGATCAAGGCGGCTGATCTGGGCATGGAAATCGACGTGGACTATGCCCACCAGATCATGCAGATTCCTAAAGCCAAGGCGGGCAGCCAGCTGCTGGTGGCATCAGGCAAAGCCTCGGCCAGTGCGACGCCAGCCGATGCGGCGCTGGTGCGTCTGGCCGCTTTGGCTACCAAGGGCAAAGGCGCGCCGCCGGACATCACCGCCGCCTATGCCGCCCAGCTGGCGGCCTTGTGCGCGCCGCATGAGCAGGCGCTGATTCAGCAGCTCAGTGCCATCGTGGCCGAGGCGGGGGATTTTGACCAGGCGCTGGCCGGGATCGAGGCGCTCAAGGCTGACCCGCAGTGGGCCGAGGCGATGGCGCAGGGCATGGCGGCGGCGAATCTGGCTGGCCGGGCTAACGTTGGAGAGTCAGCATGATGGAACTGCCAAAAATCACCGACAAGCAAGAGTGGTGCTGCGAACGAGGCTGTGGACCCTGCCGGGCAATGGAAACCGATTTTGAGGTCTTCCGGTCTGAAACGCTGGATGGCGAATTGCTCGAAAGCAGGACTGAAAAGGTGTGGGTAAGCCACTGCTGTGGAATGGGGTTGATGCTTTGGGATCGTGATCTTGAAGATTTCGTTGAAACGGCACTGCAAGATACAAAACAGGAGGACAGTCATGGCGTTTGAATTTGAAAAGCTGGCAGCGGTTACGGTGTCATCCAAGGAGTGGGTAGAAAAGCTGCGGCCCCACGAGGTCGCTGAATTTGCAACAGCTGTTGCTGAACGTTTTGACCAGAAATTTGCAGATCGTAACGACATCGCTGAGCAGTTTTCTGCTGGTCTTTCCGAACAGGGCGCCCGCTTCCTGGCCGAAGTGGTAACGCACTTCTATCAGCGGCAGCGCCAGTGATGCTGGAGGAATCATGACAGCATCGCCCGAGCGGCTTCAATTTTCCGAGGCCATCGACTTTTTTCAGCAGAAAATCCGCCTGCCGTCGTCGGGCTGGACGGATATCTGGCAGGAGCAGCACAGCCACGCCTTTGTGGTGGCCGGGGCCGCCCACGATGCGCTGGTGGAGGATTTCTACAACGCCATCCGCCAGGCCAGAGATCAAGGCACGGGCTACCCGGCTTTTCGCAAGCAGTTTGATGAGATCGTCGCCAAGCATGGCTGGGCTCACAACGGCGCGCCGGGCTGGCGCAGCAAGGTGATCTACGACACCAACATCACCCAGGCCTACAACGCGGGCCGGGAGCAGCAGATGCAGGCCGTCAAACACCTGCGGCCCTACGCGGAATACCGCCACACCAGCATCGAACATCCGCGCCTGGCGCACAAGGCTTGGGATGGCCTGATTCTGCCGCTGGACGATCCGTGGTGGGACACGCACACGCCGCAAAACGGCTGGGGGTGCAAATGTCGCAAATATTCGCTTTCTCGCCTGGAGGCGCAGCGCGAGTGGGAGAAAAAAGGCAAGACTGGCCCCGATGAGGCGCCGCCCATCGAGTGGGAGGAGCGTGTGGTGGGTAAAACCGGCAGCGCGCCGCGCACGGTGCGCACGCCCGTAGGCATTGACCCCGGCTTTGCCTACAACCCCGGCAAAGCCTGGCTGGAGCCGCACACGGTGCCGCCTTTGCAAGGGTATGACGCAGTGCTGCAAGAGCGTGGCACGCCCTGGCCCACAGACTTCAAGCCGCCGCCGGTGCCCAAGCCGACCGTGGTGCCGAAAAGTGTGCTGCTGCCCGCCAATACGCCCGCCGAAGCAGCCATCGTGGATTTCCTGGATGTTTTTGGCGCCACGATGCAAGAAGGCGCGGCCTTCACCGATGCCGCAGGCAGTACGCTGGCGATCACTAAGGCGCTTTTTGAGGATGGCGCGGGCGGCGTCGAGTGGCCGGTCGGCACGGCAGCCCGACTGGATCATGTCAACCTGCTGGCCATGACGCTGATTGAGCCGGACGAAATCTGGTGGGCCTGGGTCAAGGACCAGGGTGATGCAGGGCGGTGGCGCTTGCAGCGGCGCTACCTGCGCGCTTTCGAGCTGGACGGCTCGAATGAGTACGGCATGGCGGTTTTCGAGTGGGGCAAGACCGGCTGGACAGGCTCTACCGCCTTCATGGGCGCGCAGAAAACCCCGGCTGACCGCGCCGCATACTTTGACCAGCAGCGCGCTGGCAGGCTGCTCTTCAAAAGGTAAAAACGATGCAATTTTCTATCGAATTTCAGGTGGATCACCTGGTGCGCGCTCTGGAGGCGGTGCGCCTTGAAATCGCCACGCCGCAGCAGATGCTGGGCAGTTTGGGGGAGTCGCTGCTGCGGGTCAATCAGCAGCGCCACAATCAAGGTCTGGCACCGGATGGCTCAAACTGGAAGCCACTATCGCCGATGACTATCGGCACTGATGTCTGGAAATCGCAGAAGGAATCGTTCCGAAAGACGGGCCAGATGAGCCTGGCCACGGCCGAGAAGGTGCAGGCAAAGAAGAGCCGCATCCTTTATGGCAATGGCGATATGCTGGGGAGCTTCAATTACCAGGTGCAG